TTTTCTATGGTTTTAATTGTAACCTTTCCGCCCTGTACTCTTATGGTCTCGCTGTCTCCGTCTCGTGCACGATAATATACTACATCTTTAGCATTTCCGATACTATCCTTATCACTTTCAAGGGTGATTTCATACAATTGAGATTGTTGTATCTCAAAAGTGCTTACCTTTTGGGCTTTTTCTACCCGTGTAGCACTGTCTTTTAGCTCCTTTCTTTCGGTTTTTTGCTCTTCTTTCAGCTCGGTTCGGTTTATTTTTTTGCTCCTGCAACCGAAAAGCAGTATAAGGGCTAATAGTAAACTCAAAAACTTTCTCATACATCACTTTGATTTTTTTTGATTGACTTTTCAAGCCACATAAGACCCTCTTCCAACTTGGTAATAACAAGCGCAAGTTCTCTTGTACGTGGCAATTGCTCTACCTTAGCGAGTAGGCTCTCATACTCTTTTTTTAATTCTTTTACTTCTATCATAATTAACAATTAAATATTTTTATATTCTACTTGGGCATTGAAACAAGGGCAAGCTTTATTGACTTTTGGAAAGTCACGATGCCCAAGAATTTCAGCATTAGGATACATTTTTTTTAGTTCTCTGAGTAATGTTAAAAGGGCTTTTTTCTGCGCTTCAGTTCGGGTGTCTTTGGGTTTTAATGTGTTTTTGTCAATCCCTCCGATATAACATACTCCAATACTATTTTTGTTGAAATTTTCAACGTGTGCAGGGATTTTATCAATATCCCGCCCTTCTTGGATTGTGCCATCTAACAAAATGACGTAATTGTACCCAATTTCTGCAAAACCTCTTTGTTTGTGCCATTGGTCAATATCTTTTGCCGTGTGTGCTCGTCCTTCTGGTGTTGCCGAGCAATGTACTACGATGTAATTAATAATTCGTTTGCTTTTTTTCATTGTTTATTTTTTATTTCAAAATTACTTTTTAACCTTTTTAATTTAGAAAATTTTATTCTAAAATTATTTCAAATAATTCTCCGTTAATATCTTTGACCAATTTCCCTACGAAAAAAGCAATATGAATTCCCTTTGTATCATATGAAATTGATTCGGGAACTCTCAACTCTTGTCCTTTAAAAAAAACAGAAACTTTTTTATACTTTATAGGTAGATTATAACCTTCTGCTTCTTTTTTTGAATAAACCCTAACATCAATAAATGTTACCCTTTCTCTAAAATCATCTACTATTTTTTTTCCTCTAAAATCTCTATATTTAGCGTCAAGAATAAAATGCTGAGAATAAGATACATCGCTAATTCTATTTACGTCATATTTATATATATTTTTTTCATAATGGGGTTTATCATCTCTAATTAGATAAATAGTATTTTCGGTATGTATATCACCATAAATAACTCCCCTTATATCGGTATCAAATAAATCTTTATAATAATCTCCTTTTCCTGTAATTTTAAAATTAATATTAATCAATATTTTTTTTATATTTCCCCAATCAAAGTATTGTATTGCATTCATTTTTGTAGTTTTTTAATTATCGGATAAGGTGTAAAGCTTGCCACTATATCCCACCAATCTATAAAGGTTTTTTTATAATATTTATCAAAAAGTTCTTTGCTAAAACCTATGATAAATAGCCCAATAAAAGCTATTAATAAAGATTTGTAAAAACTTACAAAGAATAAAGAAACCAAAAAGAATAATATGAAAATTATATTTCCATATTTGCTATGTAGCAATTTATCTGAGCCTTTTAAATTTTGAATTATGGTTTTCATATTTTTTAAATGTTTCTTATGTCAATATAGCACTTATTATTCCATATACTCACTACAGCTGTTGAGCCATCACCTCCGTTGAAGGATGTATCTCCCGTGTAGATGATTTGTTTGCCCGCGCAAGTGAAGGTCACAGCTTCCCCAACAAAGGTTTTTCTAAAGGAAATCGATGCCAAATGTGGAAGTTGGTTTAACTCCACATTACAACTCCCTTGTGTGAAAATAGTACTATCTGCCCACTCCTTCGTAGCCGTCCAATTCTCTTCAATACTTACATTTTTGGGCAAAAAATCTTCAGGAGCAGGTGTCCAATCGGTGGCTTTGTTGCCTCGTTCAAGTTTCAACATCTCAAAATCACATTCATAAGGGGCTTGTTTTGTATGTGCAATAATTTTTTTAAATGCTTTTGATGCAATAAATGGAATTTCCTTGTAAATCTCTTGTGAGTCTTCCCATCCACTATTCCAAAGAAAAAAACGAGGTTCTGTTTTGTAGTTTTTTAATTTTAGAATGTAAGTTTCTCCAGCTTCTAAATTTTGAGATAAATCATACTCTTTAATCACCCCATATTCTGAAAATGTTTGAGATATTCTTGGTTTTGAATTTAACAAATAATTTCTCCCTCCAATTTGTATATTATTGATAGCATCTTCTATATTTTGTGTTGTTGCAAGGTTATTGGGTATTCCATCTATACCATCCCAGTTGTGTCTGTGAGTTCGAAAGGCATAATCTGGGTGTGTATGATTTTTTGGGGCGTAAACCTCATCGTGGTTGTGGTCTTTATCTGCTTTTTTTGCTAATGCATCTTCTAAACCCGCTATATTACTAATCCCTAATGTACTGATTATATGCTTATTTTGCTTAATATATGCCACAATCTCTTGAAGCTCATCTAATTCTGTATCAGGACTTTGTAGAATACGTGTAAGGTTGTCTATCAAGTCCTTCAAGTCTTGAGCTGTGCCCGTAAAATTCCCGCGAGGAAGTAATAACGAAATATCTACCTGCTGTAACCCCTCCAGCTTCTTACGTAGCTCGGTAGTGAAATCCTCGGTGGTGAGTTTCTTCCCTGGTACTTTGTCTACCTTGTTGTCAAGCAATTCCTTATGTGCATGGCTATCCGTAAGATGGCTCTGTAGTTGTCCTGCTGTAGCTGTGCTTTGTATAGCACTTTCCAATCCTTCAATGGATTCCATTGGGATTTTTTCAGACTTATGCCAAAAGCTGTCTATCCACGCCCAAAACTGCTCTTGGGTGGGTTTCTTGAAGTTGGAAAACCATTGCTTTAATGTTTGTATTGCTGTCATAATTATTTATCTAAAATCCTACAAATCGGATAAATTTTACGATTCTGGAGGGCTGAATATTGTTAATAGGCTGTTCTTTCCCGTTGAGGTGCGCTTTAATGTTATTTCCTGATTCTTTCCCCCAATAGGGTAAGGATCCATTGTTAGACCATCCTCCTTCATTTTGTCCACTATAGTTTTTTAGATTAAAACCTATTACTTCAAATCCACTTCCATTTTTATTTTTCAGGTCAATCTCTATATCAGGCAAGTTGTTCTTCTCAATGCGTACCGTTTTACTGCCGACTTTTGTCCCTATCGCTCCGAAATCGCTATCATCACTCTTATGCCCCACAGGTACAACTCCCTGCATTTCGGTATGTTCCTCCCAACCTTCGGGGATTTCAGAGGCTGGCTTATCCCATATCGCTACTAATCCTATAGGTACTGTCTTGCGTAGTCGCTCTTCGAGCTTTTCCAACCGTTTCAATAGGGAATTTTCCGCCAAAAAAGATTGGGCTTCTATTTGTTGATTATTCAAGGGTCTCTTAAAGTCAGCCCATAGGTGACCATTGATGCTATTGCCAAAAGTAGCATAGCGGGTATATTCTACGGCTTTTTCTACACCATCCTTAAATATTCTCTTCTGTGAGGTCTCTACAATGATGACCTTTTCGGATATGGGGGCACCTTTGAAAGGAAGTACCTCGCCATCAATATACACCACTCCGTCGGTGATGCTACGGCCTACCTCTTCGCATCCTGAAAGGACACTTAGATTCCCCGCTATATTACCCAATGCATTGAGCAATTGGTAGCTCTGTTGCATAAAGTCGAGGGTATAGGTGCCTAAGGGAAACCCTCCTGTATTGTCAAAATTGATTCTATTCATAAATGATTATATATCTCTTTGATGCTATTTTGTAAGTCTCAATAAGGGCTTTGATTTCTACTTCTCTTGTCCGTAATTCATTGGGTATATGTACAGAGAAATTCACCCCGCTCACTTGCATTTCTCCCGAAGTATATAAGTACTTTTCCTCCAGATATACAGGCTGATTTTCAGGCTCGGTATAGATATATAAGGCGTTAAAGTGTATCATATCCTCTATGCGGATACGCCTTAGTACCTGGTCAAAAGTATCATTGAGTATCTTCCTTAGATAGCACTTTTGTCCGTTATGCGTGAGGGTTACCAGGTCGCTATTTCTCTTCAGTCCGAAGTCATATTGGAGCTGTTCCAATGGAGCAATAAGTATCTGCATCCAGGCTACAAGTCGGGACTTTCTTAGAAAAGTAGGCAGTAGCAAAATCACGAGCCTCCGTAAGTTCAATTCAAAGATTCTCATAGGTAGGTAATGGTGCTTTTGGTGTTGTTATTCGTATCAAAATTCACGGCAAAGTAACCACTCTGGGGAATTTGGCTGATATTAATCTCTTGAAAACTACCCCAGATACTTCCCTCTATCCATTTGGTCTGCGCATTGTCTATGCTCACGTCTTTGACCCCTTCCACTTGTTGAATGGCATCGGTGAGGGATTGTAGGGAGAGTTCTCCGTTAAAAGGTAACTTCTTAAGATAGTCCTTAATAGCCTCTTTTACTGTGTACTTTCCGGAATTAACATTCATTCCATTCTCGTCCAATATAAGTGGATTGCGGACAATACGGATAGAGAGCTTGAGCCAATCGGGCTGGTTATTCAATATCGTAACATAGACTCCCGCATACTTTATCTCATTGATATAGCGACTAAATGCCTCTTGCTGGTGAGCCGTCACGGGGGTGAGCGTTCCTGCGTTGTCGGTAGCTATCTTAATAACGATACGGCTCTCTGTAGGGGAGTCTGTAACAGCACAATACTTGATAACTTTACTTGCCTCAATCTCTTCTTCCGTACGATTAGTATTGTTGAACTTGTCACTATCAGGCAATAAATCAAATCCATATTGAAAGGATAAAGCCTTGCTATGGTACCACTTAGCCGTACCAGGTTTGAGCTCAGCAAGGCGTCTGTCTATATCCGCTCTATGTAGGTCAAATAGCTTTTCTAGGCTCCATATCGCCACAGCAATGATGTACACCCACAGTCGCCATATAGCTACTTTGGAGGTGCTGTTGAGACCTTCCAATGCAGGCTCTTGTGCTTTAGCCTGCAAGATAAGGTTTTGTATTTCTTGTATAGTGCGTGCCATAGTTATTGTTGTGTTACTATAAAATCAAGGTTAATAGCCCATATACTAATACCCTCAGGGCGTTTAGCTACTTGTTCATCTTCTTTGGTGAAAGCCGTTGCGGGTTGTATGTTTTTAGCCGTGTAATAGGCTAATATATCTTTATTAGTGAACGCTTCTGCGGGTAATACTAAGGTTTTGCCCGCCTGTACATCATCGGTGATATTGAGGATATTAGCCTCTGCCAATTCAAAGACGCTTTCAATGGTACCCGTGTGTTGTAGGGCGAGGTCGAGGAGCGACTGATTATGTAGGGCTGTGATTGTCATTTCGCTTTTCCATTTAACTGCTTGTATTTCTTTAGTTCGGTAAGGAGTTCCTCTACAGATTGCTCCAAGTCTTTGATATGTTGGTTGGCGTACTTGAGCTCTTCAATAGCTTTGGCGTACTTAGCCCCTAAGTCTTCTATCATCTCTCGGTATATCTTCACCGCTTTATCTACATTGTCAAGTTCGGAGGTTTGTAGTTCCATTTGTTGCTTGGGTCTGCCGAAAAACCAACCCGCTAAGCCCGATAATACCATACCGATAAATGAACCTAAATGCTCTTTAAGTACTTCTGTTATCCATTCCATTGTGATATGTGTTTTTAAGTTATAGTTCCTTTTCCTTCACTTGTAGTAGCGCCCGTTTGAGCGGTGGCTGTTCCTGCTGTGGTTACACTGATGCCAGGGGCTACTGTTACCTCGCCACTGCAGACAAAGTCGTAAATAAGGGAGGCTAAGCGTTCGGCGTACTCTTCCATACTTGCATCGGTTTTGGAGAGCATATATTGTTGCAGGGCAATAATGCCTTGTTTGAGGGCTTGTTTGTTTAGTGCCATAGTTTAATTATATTGTCCATCAATTAGTAACTTCCCGCCCTCCTGTAGCGCCACATCATTAATCTGCATACCATCATACTCCAACTGTTTCTTTATTTCAATAAGTACTTCGGTATATAGGTCATCTGCGAGCATTTGAGCGATGCCTACCCCTACTTCGGGGTGTTCTTTCCATTCTCCCTTTTCAGTAGTAAGTATAGCCTTTTGTTGTTGGTTATCAGAGTACCCCGCCTCAAAATCACCTGCCAATAGGCGTAGGTCATTGTTGTCATCTATGAGTATATCTTTCATTAGCTTGTCTGCAACTGGTTTATACTGTTAATTGCTCTGAGGAGTTCCTCTTTCACCATTGCCCCAAAGTTCTCTACTCCTTCACGTACAGAGGAAACATATACCTTAGTATCAGTGCCTACATTGCCTATTTGTACGTTAATATGCGTTTGTCTAGTGCCTCCTGATACAATGTTGTCTTTGGTTTTAACGCCTTCTCCCGTGGTAGCTGTAGCGTCTCCCGTGATAGGACTTATCCCAGGTGCGGGACTGCTTTCGGTTTTCATACCCAGCTTGGCCATTAGCCCGTCTTTTACCTCATTAAAGCTCTTGAACTCTAAAGAGTCCCACGCTTTGCCAAAGGCTTCTTTAGCTTTAGCCCCTGCCTCGCCTGCTTTTTTGTAGCCCTCTGTTACCGATTTAGCACGCTCCTGCAAGTCATTTTGTATCTTGCTAATCATCGCTTGGTTCTCGGTACTGTCGCCTAATCCAACCGCTTCTTTGAATTTATACCAAGCGAGCTTACAGGCATCTATACCCGCCATAAAAGTATTGACTGCCGTGTTCCAGTGCGCTTTATAGACGAGTATAAAGGCTTCCCATATATACTTCATACCTTGTATGGTGTGCTCCCACGCTTTGCCCCAGCCACTTACCCCTACAATGCAATAGGCAATCAGAGCAATCAGAGCAATCACACCTGCTATTACTAATGTAATAGGATTAGCCAAAAAGGCAAGGTTCGTCTTAATCACTGCCCAAGTGAGCCTATTTTGCCAAGCTGTAGCAATAGCCGTGTAGGTGTTGTGTAGTATCAATGCAGTGGTGAATATGCCTATAGCTCCTGCAATACCCCATATAACAGGATTCCCCTCTTGAAACTTCTGAATGAGCCAGCCTATGCCTCCTCCTATACTCTCAAAGACAGCGGACATAAAGTCTACCAAGGGACCAAGCATAGGGCTAATAGCCTCGTACACTTTTAGAGCAAGTTCGGTGATAGAGTCCATCATCTTGTTGAACTTACCGCTGAGGGTTTGTCCTGCTTTTTCTGCACCTTGATAGAAAAGCCCTTGTCTATCAGTTGCCCATTCAAAGGCTTGTGCGAGTTCCTGAGCCGAAATACCTCCTTTACTCATTCGCTCCTTGAGCTGTGCCATACTCTCGCCCGTACGCTCGCTAATCACTTGTAAGGGGTTGAAGCCTGCGCTAATCATCTGATTAAAATCCTGCCCTTGTAGCTTGCCTGCCGAAGTAGCCTGCGCAAAAGCAAGTGATAGGCTTTGCATTTTCTGAGCATCACCCATAGCTATATCGCCTATGTTTTTTAGCTTGCCAAAAGCAAACTCAGATGAAAGCCCGAAGGACATCATCGTCTTCTGTGCCTCAATAAGTCCTGCCTTGTCGTAGGGTGTTTTTACCCCATAATCAGAGAGTTGAGCATATAAGGCTTTGGCTTTTTCTACATCGCCACGAAGCAAAGTAGTAATATTGGCTTGTTGGAGGTCGGCTTCCATACCCTTTCGGATGCTTCCCCCTATCACGGCTCCTGCCAATATAAGAGGGTTAGTAGCCAAACCAGGGAGCCCTGCCATAGCCTCAGAGAACCACGAGCGCAGGCGACCACCCGTGTTATTTTGCAAGTGAGTAACCTGCCTTTCTAAGCGATTAATTTCACGATTATAGGTGCGAATGGTTGTAAGCCCATTAGCAGGCAACAAATCACGCTCAGCACGCAACAGATTGATACGACTTTGCAAGGTACTCACCGAAGAGCCCATTTGGCTAAACTCTTGCGACACCTGCCTCTGCAATCGTTCTAAAGAGCCAAAGCGGTCAAGCATCGCATCAGTAGTGATATTGATACGTTGCAAGCGGTCGCTTACCATATCGCGTAAGGACAAGGTATATTGTAACAAATCTGCCATTAATTCTGTTATTTATTGCCCGCGGGTGCTACCCGCCTCTTTTTGTCTAAGCCATTCTAATTCTTTTACTCTCATAGCCCACTGGGTATCGGAGAGGTCGTCGGGATTGGCAATGTGCATATAGTAACGCAAGGAAGCGTTAGTGATACGAAGCCAATCCCTATCCTCTTCTATCTCCGCATCACTTAGAGCTTTTCCAAGGTAGCCTCTTTAATCTGTATAAGGTCGGGTAGCTTGCTACTGGCGGCGAGAAACAGCGCATCATCTGTCTTTATCTCTTCATCACCACCCAACCAACAGTTCTCAAGTATTACCTCATTAAACCTTAGCGGGTCTTTGGTCGCCAAAGTCGAGGCATAGCTAAGGGTTTTGCGGTCAGGCGTACGCAAATACGCCTTTTTGTTTTCTACACTAATTACAAAGATGTCTTTGTATTGTTTTTTCCATTCTTGGATTTGTTCTTTAGTTATCATTTTAAACTGCTTTTAAAAGGTTTTTAAAGTGCAAGTTGCACAGGCATTTTGTTATTGTTTAATTTGTTAGGCTTGGCGTATTACATCTGTAAAGATAATAGGAAGCTCCATAATCATATTCTTATCGCCCTGCTTCATTCCTTTTTTCACTTCGGTAAATTCCACGTGCTTGAGAATATCGGTAACTATCTGTCCGCCGTCCAAAGGCACGTAGGAAGCCACAAGGTCAAAGCTAAGGCTAAGTATATCGTTATTTGGGGCATCGCGGGTCATTGCTTCTGCCTCACTTTGCCAAAGGCTTATTTTACCCTCATAACTGCGGTTGCCTGCTACTATTCCGTGAGGCTTACACCCACGTCCATAAAGAAAGTCTTTCTCGCGTTTCTCGGTGTATTCCAACTCTGTAACTCCTATAATGATACGTCCACCAAAGACGATAGAGAGTTCGCACCACGCATATTGTTTGCTGTCAAATGTTGCCATAATATTAATTTGTTGTTGTAGTAAAGCCAATATTTACTTCTATAAAGTCAGCATAGCCCACAGGTAATAGTTTGATGCCTATCACCACTTTGCCCGTTTGTAGTACACGTTGCTTTGGATCTATATCTATCTTTACCGCTGATAGCTCGCCTTGCGATACCATTTGGCTTTGCAGGGTACTCTCAAGTTTGGTTTGCCAACCTTTGATAATAGCAGGGTGAATACTGCCGTCTTCGGATAGTAACACCTCGTCGCTGAGTTCCTCTACCAATACCCCATAACTTAGGAGCATTGCTTTGTCCATTACCAAACCGTTGCATAGGCTCTTAAAGTCATCAGTAGGCTTGGTAAGGGTATTATCGCCCGAAAAGTAGTATCCAGAACGCCCTACGAAAGTGCGAAAGAAGATATACCCTTTGTCGTCAAGCGCGTCCCACTGGTCGGCTTTGCTGTCAATAGTCGTGCCGTCAGTGAAGTAAGCTACTAAGGGCAATACATTGCCATCTTTCACGCGGTGAATTTTGCGCTGTACGGGTATTTTGGTTATTTTGCCTAAGAAAAGCCCTATAGAAGCATCTTTTTCCTTATCGTCATTCCCAATAAAACAAGCCACTTTGTTGAGTTCGTTTTCGGAGAAATTAGTAAGGTCGGCTACTTTGCCATTCCAACTATTGCCCGATACGACTATCCTAAAAGGCATATACTTCTTTTCAAAGTGCTCGGCAAGGACTTGTCCTTTCACTACGGCTGTCTGCACATCGGCGTCTAAGCCTGCGGTGATAGTCTCGCTACCCGTTGCTTTTTTCACTAACCCAAGCACGCGGATAGCCCCTTTGGCATCAGCTATGAGAGTTGGAGCAAAGACACCATCTTTGTCAAGCATTGCCGTCATAGTAGTAGCATCCGATACGAGCATTACCCACAGAGGGGTACCCGTTGGAGCCTGGTCATAAAACGCTTTGATATGCTTGTAGGCAAAGGCGTTTTCAGTTTCTGAAATTCCCAAAGCTATGGCTTCTTTTA